CTCGCCCAGTTGGCCGAGAATCGCGGTGTAGTTCTGTTCCAGTGTCACAGAGGCTGATTCCATAAGGGTTTCAGAGGGGTACTGTTTCTGTCTGTACCAATTTTGTACCAATCAAGCTGTTTTCAAGCTTCCCGAGCTCACCCCAATCGGTGCTGGAGTTAATCCATCGGGCGTATGTCGATAGCAACATCTGAACGCTATGACCGAGCTGAGTGGCAATAAACGCAGGGTTCATACCCGCCATGAGGCACATGGTAGCGTAAGTGTGTCGGCAGTTGTATTGCCGACGGGCGCGAATCCCTAATTCGGTCAGTGCAGCCTGGAAATGTTTGTCGGTTACGCTCGACTGTTGAATGAACTCGAAGTTCTTGGTTGGCGGGAACACGTAGGACGATTTGGTGCGTTTGCGACGGCTCTGCAAGGCACGTTGTTGTGCCTCCAGCTCGGCCTGTTCGATGGCGTTCAGCGCACGACTATTAAGCATGACCTGGCGACCATTGCGTGTTTTGGTGCGCTCCTCGATCTTGTAGTCCGCGACGATCCGACACACGTTGACCAGTCGCTTTTGCTTGTCGACTTCCTCCCAGCGCAGCGCCGCGATCTCGCTGGGGCGCATGCCGGTATAAAAGGCAAACTCGAAATACGCCGCGTAGATCCGCATCGAATGGGTCAGCGTCTTATATAGGTGATCGATAATCTGGTCGGCCTCACCGACGGTGAAGGGATCGATGGGTTTCTTGGCTTTCACCGGCAGTTCGATGGAGTCCACCGGGTTACGGGTGATCAGGCCGTCTTTCACTGCGGTACCGAATACCGTGGTCAGGCGCTGGATCGCCGCGCGCTTCACGCCCGGCGTCGGCCATTCGGTATTGGCCACCACCTTGCGCAGCACCACCGACGTGATGCTGTCGATGGGCAGCATCGCCAGATACGGCATCCAGTACAGATTGAGTGAGCCGAGATAGTTCTTGCGTGTCCCGGCCACGATCTCTCTGCTGTTGAGCCACTCCTGGGCGTACTCCGCGAAACGGGGAGTCGCCGAGTAGTTGGCATAAGTGGAGTTCGGGAACAGTTCGGCGTAGCGCTGATCATCCAGCACGCCGTGCTTGATCAGGCTGGTTACGTTAGCGCGTAAGTCGGCGGCAGCCTTAATCCCCTTCGGCGTTTGGGGATAGGGGAGGGTTTCGCAACGGCGTTGCCCGTTCCAAGTGAAGCGAATACGGACGGACTGTCCAGCAAATTCAACTCCGGTGGGCAATCCCATTGGCTCTCGAGCCATGCTTCGTATCTCCTTAGGCTGTAATAAATGCGGCTATCGATGGTGTTCCAGACACCTTTGGGGATGACGCCTCTGGCGCGTTTTCCTTGTAGCGCCCGGCGGCTAGTCCCGATGAGCTCGGCCATCTTGTATTCCGGAATCTTGTCCAGGTGATAGGTGAGTAGCGATGACTCAGCAGCATCCTCAATGTGGGCATAGTTTTCACCAAGCTGTGCGGACGGGTGTTTCTGAGTAGCCAGAGTGGGATTGGCACCGCTCCCGTAACCGTTGCGCATTTGGATGTGTTGGAATGTACGCTCGATCATGGGTGTACTCCTTCAGCTTGCTGCCCAACGAGTGCGGCGTGCTTCCACGCTCTGCGCTTCCATGCTGCGAAGCCCGCCCGATAGGCGTAATGCTCACGGGCGAACGAGTCGGATGTCTTCGCACCTGGTGCGGTGATGTACGTGCCTCGCTGGGCGCAGTACTGCAGGCCTTCGGGAACTGGGAACTCTTTCTCGAACTCAGCTCGCTCGTCGATCTGCGTCTCGTCGACGGCCTCTTGTGATGGGCTTTCAGAGTTGCTTTCAGGGTGCGTATACCCCACAGCAGGCTGCGCGGGCGGGCGATTCTGAGCGATTAGCGTTGCATTGGGTGTGGCTGCCTCGCGCAGCTTTTGGTGGGGTATAAGCGCCTCGGTGGTGCTGCTGGAAGAGGCAATAATGCCTGCTGCTGCGCAGCAGCGGCTGTTTGTTTCTGATGTGTCGACGTTGGTTTCCTTGCGGAGCAAAGCGGTCGTGGATTGGGTGTTGTGCTGATCCTTTTGCATGCCGCTTTCCTCCGAGGTCCGAGTGCGCGTTGGTTCATCAGCCGCGGAAGTGGCGTGAGCCGTGTTGCGGTGGGTGTTCGATTGATGGCAAATCTGGCTCATGCGGCGCTCTCCTGATTTGCCGGCTCCAGCAGGGCTGCAATGGCGAGCGCTTGATCGCGCAGGACGCGGGTTTCGCGCTCGAGTTTTTTTCCCGTACGGAAGGCTGCAAATGTCTCGGCGGCAATCCGGAGCTTTTCGGCGATGTCGAGCAACGTCTGGCGTTCGAGTTCACCAAGCCTCAATGCTTGCTGAAGGCGTTTGCTGAATTGCGCCAAGTGGGCGTGGTCAGCCTTGATGAAGTCTAGAGAGGCCCTCAACTCGCGAATGGTCTTGGCACTTTCAGCGCGCAGGGTGTTGTCGCTTTCTTTCATGCCAGCGGACATGCCGTCGCCGTGCCCCATGAAGTAGCCGGCCCAGACTAGTAAGCCAGCCAGGGTGATAAGGGCGATGAGTGCGCAGATCTGAATTGCAGTCATGTGGTGTGCTCCTGGTGATGTCATTGGCTGGTGGTGGCAGCCATTCAGTTTGTGGGTGTTATTCGGTGGACTCTTCCTGCCGTCGCTGCATGTCTTCGTCGGCCTTGTAGGCGCGAATATCGATCAGTGAAGCGACGTGCCGGATGTGGGCGTACTTTGGTGCCTTGCGGCTGGTGTCCAGCGTGGTGATGGGAAGTTGGATGCGGCCGCTGCTGATCTCGGCCACGAACGATTGCTCGTTGAGGTTGCGGAAGTACTGCTCGCGTACTTTGTCCAGCGGGATCAGGACGTCGCCGAAGATGCGGTAGAGCAATTCGACGGTGGCTGTCTCCGGGGCTGGGAGCAGGCGGAGTGGGTTTTGTGCTGTGTTACTCATGGCTTTGTTGGGCCTCCTTGCGTTGTTTTCTGGCCGGGTGATTCCAGGCGTTCAGGCAGTGCAGTTTGGTCAGCTCGCGCAGATGTTCGGGCACTTCGAGGAGCGCGGCGTTGCGCTCCTTTCGTGTCCGCATGGCGATGATCTGGCGGGCGTATTCCCTAGGCCACGTCACGGTTGTCTGCTGGGATGGCAGGCAGGTCGATGCCCAGTTGTTCGGCTAGCCAGCGGATGCCGGGTTGTTTTATCCGGGTCGACTGGCTGTACTGCATGCCGAGCTGGTCGTGGTACCACTGGCCGTCCTTGGTCCGCAGGTAGTCGCGATCACGGTTGGGGTAGGCCGGTAGGTTGCGGTCGTTGAGCAGGCCTTTTTCCCGCATGCGAGCGATGAGCTTTGGTCGGGTGAGGCCGAGTTGGGTTGCGGCTTGGGCGAGGTTGCGATCCATGCCTCCCCCCTTATGCCGCGTGCGCGGCTGGGGTGGCCGCTGCAGCGAGGTGGTTGATGGACTCAGTGACCTTGCTGTAGATCTCGACATCGTTGCCGTACGCGGTGAAGCACCGGGTGTGCGGGCTTTTGTTGCCGATGCTCAGGATGGTGGTGATACCTGAGCGCGATTGCGTGCGGTGTACCGCGACTTGCAGGGGGTAGTCGAAGCCCATGTCGAGGCTCAGCACGCCGCCGGTGCTTACCAGTTCGAACACGCGTTGTTTGTCGGAGACCTGGAAGCAGCCATATTCGCGGCGGGCGTGCGGGCGGGGCACCAGGTCGCTAGTGTTGCTCGCGTCGAACGGGCCATTCGCGATCTCTTCGATGAAGTCAGCCAGTTTGAGGTGAGTTTTCTTGTCGTTCTGCAGGGTCAGCGTGTGGCGTTCGCTGGCTAGCTCGACGACGAAGGTACTCTCGGTTGTACCTCGTTCGACCTCGAGACGAAACGCCAGGCATTCACGCTTGGGTGCTGTTCTCAGGATATGGTTGAAGGTCTCGGTCAGGTTGACCTGAGCATTGAGCAACTGCAGCGTGCGGTTGTCGATTTTGTACTTGATCATGCTGCGTGCCCTCCGCCGTTCGGATCGAATTGGGTGGGGGCAGTGCGAGGTTGCTGCTTCGGTTTGGCGGTAACAAACGAGCAGCCGCTTTCGCGGGCCAAGCGGCGGATTTCGAAGATTCGGAAGGGATCAGCAGCGGCCGGGTGGACGTGCAGGGTTGCTGTGGTGTGCATGGTTTTGCCTCGCTCTGTGGTGGAAGAGTGAGGCAAATATCATCCAGTGGTTTACGAATGTCAACTAACGGTTGATAATTTGTCCGTTGAGTTGATCTTTTGATAATGCAGTGGCGTTTTAGTGGCGTTTTTGATATTTAGAAATATTTGGAACGGTGGAGGGGCACAGGATGCCGGCTGCAGTCAACGACAGTCTTTTGAACTGGGCAGATATTCGCGATGATGGATGGCACGATCTATTACTTGGTAACGGGTTCAGCATCAATATTCACGATGGATTTTGGTACGATAATCTAAAAGATGTTGCTTGCCTTCCCGTGATTGGAGAGCCTCTACTCAACGAGTCGCGCGCTCTTTTTGATGCCTACAATACTACCAATTTCGAAGATGTTCTAAAGTCTATATACCATGCTATGCAAGTTGATGATTGTTTAGGGCTTCAACAGATCGGTCCAATTAGTGATGTTTATGAAAATATTAAAAACTCTCTTGCTAGCGCGGTAAACTATGCTCATGTTCCTGAAGGTTTTAGCGCAGCTAATACTGTCAGTGATGAGCTTGCCAGATTTAACAATGTCTATACTACAAACTACGACTTAATTCCCTATTGGGGGGTAATGTCAAAGGAGACATATAGATTCAAGGATTTCTTCTGGGGTGACGCCTTCGATTCAAGTAATGCCAATGTATGGGGGCGCTGTACGGCCATGCATTATCTGCATGGCGGGTTGCATCTTGTGGAGAATTTAGAAGGGCAAACTATTAAGCGGCGCTCGAATGGTCTAAGTTCTCTTAGGGATTTATTTGATCTGGCGGAGCCTGATCTCTTTCCCTTGTTTATAACTGAGGGGCATTGGTCTAAGAAACTGTCAAAGATAAAAAGAAACGATTATTTGAGTTTCTGTTTTTCAAAGTTTTCCAATGGAGGCAATAGTCTGCTGGTCTTGGGGCACTCCCTCCACGCAGAATATGATCAGCACATCGTTGATGCTATAAGACGCTCGAATAGGCGGCGCGTAGCAGTGAGTGTCTGGCCAGGGCTGAATCCGATGCAGAAAATAAATTTTAAAGGTAGGCTGATTGAAGAAATGGCAGGAACGAATATTCGTTTGTCTTTCTTCGACTCTACAACTCACCCACTGACGTCCCCGGCTATGCGTAATGTTGTAATTTAATAAAGACCTATTCGGGTATAAAAGATCCTACGACTTTGCCGCATATATGAGTTTCCTCCGTAATATCAATGATTGGATATTGCGGATTTATCGGGCGGAGAAATTGGCGTCCCGCATCCTCTACCAAAATTTTGAATGTTGCCTCATTTGTTCTCGGTAGTCTGGCAATAACGCGATCACCTGTTTTCGTTTCGGCTTCAGGATCGACGAAAATTATGCAGCCGGTTGGATAGCTTCGGCCTGGTCCCGGATTAGTCATCGAGTCGCCTAAAACTTTTAATGCATAACCGTGTGAGCTGATCGCGACCGGGCACGATAACCAAGAGTCACTATCATAGTTCTCAAAGTTTGAAATCGCTTCGCACCAAGCCCCAGCCTGCACCCAAGAGATCAATGGAACCTTGCCAAAGCGTTGATTGATTTCACGGACGTTACTGGCGTCATTAGTCGTTATGTTGAGAACGTTATTATTACCAGTTTGCTCTTTCGGTAGCACACCATATTCAAGCCATTCTCGCCTGACCCCTAGCCACGAGGAGAGAGCAGACATGCTGTCTGCCTCAGCCATCGCTTCGCCATTCAGCCACTTGCTGATGGCCTGGGGCGTCTTATCAACCCCCACGCTTTTCAACTGACGATGAATATCCACCCCTCGACCTCGGCTGCGAACGCCGGCATCGTTGAGGGCTTCGTGTAGGCGCTCGCTGAAAGCTGCGCGAAGGGAATTTTTATCAACCATGAGTTGAGAGTCTCACAAAGGTTGCGCAATAGTCAGTTGATCTATAACATCAACCGCAAGTTGATAAATGGAGATTGTCATGCTGGACCCCGCAGATTTTCCGAGTGCGATTGCCTTCGCATTTGAAGCCGTCGGCGGCATCGGGGCCGCTGCGAAGGTATGCAATAGAAGCTACCAAGCGCTGAATAAATGGCGCCAGGCTTCATGCCTGCCGCGGACGGATTACACAGGTGAAACCAAATACGCCGAGCTGTTGGCGACTGCTGCGAAGAACAAAGGCAACGCATTCCAAGCCGCTTGGCTGTTGAAAGCCTCGGCTCCACAAAAAGCTGCGGCGTAGCAAGAAAAAAGGCGACCCAACGGTCGCCCAGTTCCTCCCGGCACGCACCACCACAGCGCTGTCGGGTCGCGATAAAGATAGGCGGGCACACCACATGCAACCACCTCTCTTTATCGCGCTTTTCCAAGGCTCGGAAGCCTTGGTGTTGCTGCCTTTTCCACCACAGATTGGGCAGCTGTTGCGCCAGGGGTGAGCAACGGATTGCTCGCCCTGGCACGGTGCCGGTGTCGATCCCTAAGATCTAGCCGGCGTTTGGGCCCTTTCAAGCCACGCGGCAAATGTATCACCACTGCATGTCGCGCGGCACTGGCAACTTACAAGGATTAATGCCATGAGCCGTATCATTCTGAGCTCTCTAGACCGGGCGCAGCGGGAAGTTCTGCCGCTCGATCTCGCGCTTTACCATGCCGCACGGGACTACCCCGGCGGCGCCGCAGCCATCGCCGCCACCACCGGCCGGAATGCGACCACGCTGCAGCACAAGCTTTCTCCAACCCACCCTAGCCATACCGTGAATATTCAAGAGTTCGGCGAGATTCTGGAGCTGACCAAGGATCGCCGCATCCTGGACGCAGTGCATGCCTTGGTCGGTGACACGACTTGGCAGGAGCTGGCTGAGGCGTATACCAACGATATGCCGGAGACGTTGACCACTGGAATTGCCGAGTACTTCCGACAGGTCGCGGATCTGGCGGATACCTGGGCCAAGAGCATTGGCGACGGGGTTGTTTCTGATGAGGAACTGGCCGCGATTCGCCTGCAGGTGTTTCGTGGGATTCAGGGGCTGTTGGGGTTGTTCAACCGCGCCACGTATGTCAACCAGACGACGCGGGGTGTTGATCGTGGCTGACGTCGCTGACTTTGCAAATGACCTGGTGCAAGAGCGCATCGATCAGGCGCTCGCCGCACGCAACGCCATCAAGCCCGCCTTGGTGGCGCATTCGTTTCTGTTCTGTGAAACGTGTGATGACCCGATCCCTGAGGCTCGTCGGCTGGCGCAGCCCGGCTGCACACAGTGTGTTGGGTGCCTTTCTCTCGTAGAGCTGAAGGGGGTACACCATGCTCGATGAGGTGTTGGGGCAATTCGCCGATTACGGTCTTGAGCCTGCGCAGCCGCTGGTGTTCGGTAAGCTGACCCGGTGTAAAACCGCGCAGGACAAGGGCAAGGAAAAGAACGGCTGGTACGTCGTTCACGAACAGCGTACGGAGAAAGGCGAGACGCTGATTTTCGGAGCGTTCGGTGATTGGCGCTCGGGCGAGTCGCAGAAGATCAAGGTCAAGGCCGGCCGGATGTCGCCGGAAGAGCTTGAAGTCATGCGTGCTCGGCAAGAAGGAGCCAAGCGCCGGGCTGCCGAGATCTCGGCCAATGCGGCACGTCGTGCGGCGAAACGGGCGGCGGGGATTTTCACGCGCATGCCCGAAAAAGGCCGTAGCGACTATCTGGATCGGAAGCAGATTGTCGGCTTTGGCGTTCGGTATGCTCCGCGTACCGGCGCGTTCCTGGTACCGATGAGCAATGTACGCGACGAGATTGTCGGCTTGCAGGTGGTGTTCCCAACCAAGCAGCAAGACACCGGTCGCGATAAATCCTACTGGCCGTACGGCATGTCGAAAGAAGGTGCTTTCCATCTGATCGGGCCGCACCCAGATCCGGGTGAGCCGGTGCTGGTGTGTGAGGGATACGCAACCGGCGCAAGCCTACATATGGCCACGTCACTAACCGTGGCTGTTGCGTTTGATGCGGGCAATTTGCTGGTGGTTTGCAAGGCCATGCGCGAGCGTTTCGCCGGTTGCCCGCTAATCATCTGCCGAGATGATGACTGGAAGACCACGAAGCCGAATGGCGATGCGTGGAACCCCGGTGAAGAGAAAGCGAACAACGCGGCGCTGATTGTCGGTGGCCAGGTGGTCGCGCCGATCTTTTCCGGAGAACGGGAAGCCAAGTGGACCGACTTCAACGATCTGCATGTCGCTGAAGGTTTGGAGGCGGTGCGCCGTCAGGTGTTGGCGGTGGTCAAGCCGCCGGCTGCTGGTGGTTGGAAGGATCTGCTGGCACGCAGCGAAAGCGGCGCGCTGATTGCGCACATGCAGAACGTCGAGTTGATCCTGGCTAACGATGAACGCTGGGCTGGGGTGGTCACCTACAGCGCCTTCAGTTCGAAGATCGTTAAGTTGCGCTCTGCACCGTATGGCGGCGGTACCGGTGACTGGGCTGACATCGATGACATGCGGGTTATGAAATGGCTCGCGCAGCAGTACAACTTGCGAGTCAAGGCGTCCCATGTGATTGAGGCAATTAGCGTGGTGGCGCATGACCACGCGTTTCATCCTGTGCGTCAGTACCTGCGGAAGCTGGAATGGGATCGTGTGCCGCGGCTCGACAGTTGGCTCACAGATGTCATGGGTGTGAAGGCCACTGACTACTCCTCGAAGGTCGGTAAGCGTTGGATGTTGTCGGCCGTCGCGCGGGTGATGAAGCCTGGCTGCAAGGCGGATTCGGTGATGATTTTGGAGGGCGCACAGGGTGCGGGTAAATCGACTGCGATGAGTATTCTCGGCGGCGAGTGGTTTATGGATACGCCATTCGCATTGGGTGACAAGGATGGCTTTCAGGCGATTCGGGGCAAGTGGATCGTCGAGCTGGGTGAGCTGGATAGCTTCAACAAGGCTGAGAGCACCAAAGCCAAGCAGTTTTTTTCGGCGTCCACCGACACATACCGCGAGAGCTACGGTCGCAGAACGATGGATGTGCCACGCCAGTGTGTTTTCGTGGGTACGACCAACCAGGACGAGTACCTGAAGGATGCCACGGGCAACCGTCGCTATTGGCCAGTGGCGTGTACCAAGGTCGATCTGGATCTGCTGCGCTCGATGCGTGACCAGCTGTGGGCCGAGGCGGTGTTCTGTTACGACGCGGGCGATCTCTGGTGGGTGACGCTGGATGAGGCTGCGATGTTCGGAGAAGAGCAGGACGAGCGCTTTGTGGTGGATGAGTGGGAAGGGCCGATTCTGACCTGGCTTGAAGAGTCGCAGATCGGCGAGACCACCACCGGCAGCGAAGTGCTGGCCAGTGCGTTGAAATTGGACTTTGGGCATTGGGGCAAGCCGGAGCAGATGCGCGTCGGAGCGATCATGCATCGATTGGGATGGCGGCGTGTGCGGTTGCCTGCGCTGGTAAAAAGTGGGCAGCGGCCGTGGGCTTACAAGAAGCCGATAGGGTGGGGCGGTGCATCGGCGTTGGAGCGCGAAGCGTTCGAGGAGCCTTGTTTCGATGATTAAGGAGATCGATTCGCTGCTTCGGTCGTGGGCACAAGAGCTGCATTCGGATCTCTCAAGTGGAGGTCTCGCAGGTGGGAATATGGTCGCCATGATGATGGAGACCAATGGTCAACTGATTCGTGGGCGACGTGCCTTCCGTGCGCCGCTGGAGAGTTCGTTGGACATGGAGTTGATCGTGAACAAGCATCTCGCGCCCGAGTTGGTGACGGTCGTGCGGGAGCATTACTGCACGCTTGATGTGGATATGCGTTTGCGGTACGCCCATTGCGGTTGTGGCCGCGATATGTACTACCAGCGTTTGCACGATGCACATTTGCAGATCTTCGGTGTGATGATGGGGATGGCTGCGTGACCCCAAGCATCGTTCCCGCTGTTGCTGTCCCACTGGCCCGTCTTGTCTCGCTGCGTTTTGATGCTGTGGGACAGGTGCGGGCCTTGTCGTTGCTGGGCTGTCCCACCGTCCCGCTTGGAAGTGCCTCCCGCCCGTGTGAGCGCGGCGGACGAGCAGTACGCGCTCACGCGCGAACGCGTGTTCTTAATTTCTTCCTCTACACGAGAAAGGAGAAAGATAAGTAGGACAGTGGGTCGAAGCCCCGAATTTAGGCGCTCTCAGGTGTCCTACTTCGATTCTGAAAAGTGGGACGTATGGGACACCGCCGCAACAACAGAATGCCGGGGAGGTGTATTCGCCGACATTCGCTAGGCGTTCACCCTTCTTTACCCACTTATTCACCGGGTGGCATTAAAACAGGGTTGCTGCCACCGGAATCGACCTGTAAAAAGTAGCCATCTTCGATAGGTGCGACCGCAGAGAGCGGCAGGCACCACACCACCAAACCCGGCCATTGCGCCGGGTTTTTGCGTTCATGGGGTAGGCGATGACAAACGAGCAACAAGCACTGGCAGAGATGCCGATCTGGTTAGTGGTCGTGTTGGCCTTAGTCGGTGGCGTGTCGGGGGAGATGTGGCGAGCAGATAAAGATGGGGCGCGGGGCTGGGCATTGTTGCGCAGGCTCGCGCTTCGGTCGGGTGCCTGCATTGTCTGCGGCGTGTCGGCGATGATGCTGATGATCGCTGCCGGCATGTCGCTCTGGACGGCAGGCGCCTTGGGTTGCCTCACTGCGATGGCTGGTGCCGATGTTGCCATCGGGTTGTACGAACGTTGGGCCGCGAAGCGGCTGGGCATCTGCGAAGTCCCGCCACCCGGGGGCGAACAGGGGTAATGCACCGATCTGGTGCGCCGAAAACCGCCGGGGACCCTAGGGGTATCTGAAGGGTACGGGGTCGGAAACCCGCGGGAAACTGTTAGCGGCAGGGTTGCCAGCTTACTGAAATTTCAATCATTGAAATCTTGAAAGGATTCATTGAAATACGTTGAAAAAGGAGGGCTCATGACAGAACCAACCTACCTGTCAAAGAGTGCCTTCGCGGCTCGGCTTGGCAGGTCGCCGAGCTACATCACTTGGCTGAAAGACAACAACCGTCTGGTGCTTTCGCCCAACGGCAAACAGGTTGATGTGCATGCCACCGAAGCGCTGATTCGCGACACCGCTGACCCCAGCAAGACCGCTGTTGCCGAACGACACCAACAGGACCGGATTCAGCGTGACGTCTACAGCCAGTTATCCAGCCAGGCCGAGCCGACTTCAACGGCTGCGCCGCCGCTCACGATTACCCCTGCGGGGCAGCTCCCCGACTTCCAGAAGGCCCGGGCACTGCGCGAGCACAACCTGGCACAGCTCGCCGAGATCGAGTTGCACAAGGCCAAGGGTTCGCTGGTTGCCCTGTCGGCGGTGCAGTCCGGCGCCTACAACGCCGGTCGCATGCTGCGCGATCAACTGCTGGGCATGCCGCCGCAACTGGCTCCAGAACTGGCGTCGATGACCGACCCTTGGGAAATCGAAAAGCACCTCACGGCGGCGATCCGCCGCTCGCTTGAAGACGCAGAACGCATGTCTTCAGCGGATCTTGAACACGCACTGACCACGAGTTAAGCCTATGCCCACGGAAATTCCCGACGGTGCTGAGGTGTACCGCGAGGCGTATTTCCGTGGGCTACGGCCCGACCCGGACGTCTGGATCGATCAGTGGGCCGATGAGTACATGCGGATCCCGCGTGACACCGGCGCCGCGGAGCCGGGCCAGTACCGCACCTCGCGTACACCGTATGCCCGCGAGCCCATGCGGTGCCTATCACCGGCTCACCCCTGCAAGCGCGTGATCACCATGGTCGCGTCGCAGCTAATGAAAACTCAGATCGGCCTGAATTGGATTGGCGGCCTGATGCACATGGCACCGTCGAATATCCTGGCGTTGCTGCCAAGCCTCGGCCTGGCCAAACGGGTGTCCTCGCGGATCGGCAAAACGATTAAGGCAACGCCGGTGCTACGCGAACGCGTGGCGGCCAACCGCTCGCGGGATTCGCGCAACACGATGGACACCAAAGAGTTCGAGGGTGGCACGTTGTACGTCACCACCGCCGGATCGGCCGCCAACTTGTCGGAGCTGTCGGCGCGCTACGTTTACGGCGACGAAATCGACCGCTGGGAAGTCGATATCGGCGAGGAGGGCGATCCCATTGAACTGGCGGAAACCCGGGGCAGTACCTTTGGCCGTAACGCCAAGTTCTACTTCTCCAGCTCGCCGACGATCAAGGGCGCCTCGCGAATCTCCGACCTATTCGACGGCAGTGACCAGCGTCATTACTACGTGCCGTGCCCGTACTGTGGGCACATGCAGGTGCTTGAGTGGGAGAACCTTGTTTACTCGGCCGACTTCAGCGTAGTGCATTACAAATGCGCCGCGTCCGGGATGGAATGTGACGTACTGATCGATGAGTACCACAAGGGTGAAATGCTCGCCAAAGGCGAGTGGCGCGCTCATGCCGAGGGGGACGGCGAGACGGTGGGTTTCCACCTTAACGCGCTGTATTCACCGCTCGGTTGGATGGACTGGAAGTCGCTGGCCAAGCAATTCGAGAAGGCAAAAAAGGCCCAGGCCAAAGGCGATCTTGAGCCCATGCAGGTGTTCTACAACACCCGTTTGGCGAAGGTGTGGGACGCAGCTCAAGAGCAGACCAAAGCCGACGTTCTGAGGCAGCGCGCGCGGTTGGAAGGCTACACCCTTGGCTCTCTGCCCGCGGTGGTGATGATGATCACCGGCGCCGTTGACGTTCAAGCCAACCGGCTGGAATTCATGGCCATGGGCTGGGGCGTCGGCATGGAGCGTTGGGTCGTCGACTACCAAGTGGTCTCCGGCGATCCCGCAGACGAGCGTACTTGGGCGGCACTGGACGAATTACTCAAGGCCAAATATCGCCATCCGTGCGGTGTCGGTCTGGGCATCCTTGCGGTGGCCGTTGACTCCGGTGGTCACCACACCGATGAGGTCTATCAATTCTGCCGCGTTCGTCGCTGGCGAAACGTCTTCGCCATCAAGGGTGCGAGCAAACCCGGCAAACCGGTCATTGCTCAACGCCCGTCCATGGTCGACGTCACGTGGAAAGGCCAGACCGAACGCAACGGTGCCGAGCTTTGGTTCGTCGGTACCGATACTGCGAAGGACTGGATCTACAACCGCTACCCATTTGAGTCCGGGCCGGGCGCGTTGCACTTCGCGAATGACCTGCCAGAGGACTTCTTCGACCAGTGCGTAGCAGAACGCAAGGTCGCCCGTTATGTGCGTGGCCACAAGCGCATCGAATGGGTGAAGGGTAAGGCCGAGCGCAACGAAGCGCTCGATCTGATGGTGTATTGCCTCGCCATGGCGCATTACCTGGGCCTCCATCGATACAAGGAACACGACTGGGAGCGCGTGCGTCAGTCCCTGGCGCAGTCCGGACTGTTTGACGAAGCTCTGGGCATCAAGCCCGTTCAAGGTGAACGGGTCGATAGTCTTGGCCCAGCTACACCTGTTCGGCCTCCGGCTTCACCACCCGCTGTTCCGGTCGTGCCACCGCGCCCCGCAGCAACACCACCTCAACGCCGCAGCTCCACCAGCGGCTACCTGAAGAGACGCTGATATGTCATTTACCCAGAAGCACCTCGACGCGGTTGAGGCGGCCATTGCTCGCGGTGAAAAAACTGTGCGCTACACCGACCGCACCGTGGAGTACCGCACCGTCGATGAACTGCTTAAGGCTCGCGAAGAAATTCGTTCATCGCTGGTCAGCGCGGCCGGGCCACGTTCGCGCGTGGTCCGGCTGTTCCACGCAGGGAAGGGGGTCTGATGGCCCGCCATTTTCCGACGCTGACCCGTAACGGATTTGTGCTGCCGTCAAACATTAAAGCCAGTTACGAAGGCGCTGGTGAGGGCCGCCGATCCACTGGCTGGGACGCTCCCGACAATGGGATCAACAGCATCAACACCCCGGCACTGCGCAACCTGCGGTCGCGTTCTCGGGCAGCGGTTCGCAATGATCCGTATGCCTTCAACGTCATCGACAAGCGCGTCAGCAATCTGATCGGCACCGGCATCACCCCTCGGCCGACGACTGACGATGATGCCTTGCGCAAGCTGCTGCAGGAGCTGTGGGGCGATTGGGTCGATGAGTCGGATGCGGATGACCGTACCGACTTCTACGGCCAGCAGGCGCTGGTGGCGCGCACGGTGGAAACCTCGGGTGAGTGCTTCGTTCGGTTGCGTCCTCGCAGTCTGGATGAAGGTTTAGCGGTTCCGCTCCAGCTGCAGATCCTGGCGCCGGAATTCGTCCCACACGACAAATTCGAATCCACAAAAAACGGCAACGTGATCCGCGCCGGTATCGAGTTCACTCCTGGCGGCAAGCGTGTGGCGTACTGGATGTATTTGTCGCATCCGCGTGATGCGGCCTCGCTGAACGCTGGCTACAACCAACTGGTGCGTGTTCCAGCCTCCCAGGTGCTGCACATCTTCGAACCGGTCGAGCCGGGCCAGTTGCGCGGTGTGCCGCGATTGTCGCCGGTGCTCAAGCGCCTGCGCAGTCTCGACAACTACGACGACGCTGTGTTGTTCCGGCAGGAAGTGGCCAACCTGTTCGCTGGTTTCATCAAGCGGCCAGCGCCGGATTCGGGGCAGACGCCCCGCGATCCAGTCACCGGCGCGTTGCTGGATCTGGATCGCGACGGCTTCACCCCGATGGTCGCGCTCGAACCCGGCACGATGCAGGAGCTGGGGGCAGGAGAGGAGGTTGAGTTCTCCAAACCACCGGACGCGGGCAACAACTACCCGGACTTCATGCGGCAGCAATTGATGGCTGCAGCGGCGGGTAGCGGTACGCCTTACGAGATCCTCACCGGCGACATGCGCGGGATCAACGACCGAGCGCTGCGGGTGGTGCTCAACGAGTTCCGACGCCGCCTGGAACAGCTGCAGTTCAGCGTTTACGTCCATCAACTCTGCCGTCCGGTACGTGCCGCGTGGATGGACATGGCCGTTCTGTCGGGTGTCCTGGTGCTTGACGATTACGCGCAGAAGCGTCGCCAGTACCTGCGTACCCGCTGGGTTCCACAAGGCTGGGCCTACATCCAGCCGGTTCAGGACGTGCAGGCACGGCGGATGGAAGTGCAAGCCGGCTTTTCCTCGCGTAGCGAGATGGTCTTGCGCACCGGCTACGACGCCGAAACGGTCGATCTGGAAAACGCTGCCGATCTGGCCCGGGCCACAAAACTGGGCCTCAACTACAACACCCTGGATGCCGTCGAAGACAACGACGACAAGGAGCAACCATGAGCAAGAAAGCGCGACCGCGCGTTTACAACCGAGCTGGGCAGCGGGTGCAAGTTCAGGACAAAACCTGGTACGCACTACAAGCCAGTGGCGAGGCGTCGGAGCGAGTGATCGAAGTATTCGTCTACGGCGAGATTGGCACATGGGGCATCACCGCTAATCAGTTTGTTCAGGATCTACGCGCCATGGACGACGGTGTGTCGCCGGTGATCGCCGCGTTCAACAGTATCGGCGGTGACCTGTTCGACGGGCTGGCCATACACAACGCGCTTTCGCGGCTGGGCGAACGCTGCACCGGTCGGATCGACGCGTTGGCAGCGAGTGCGGCCAGCGTGGCAGTGTGCGGTGCACACCGTGTAGTCATCGCTGCGAACGCCATGTTGATGATTCATAACCCCTACACCTACGCAGGCGGGGACGCTGAGGACTTTCGCCGGGTCGCTGATGTGCTGGATCAAACCTTGGAGGCGATCATTGCGGCCTATAAGGCCAAGGCGCCCGACATCGACGACGCGGAACTACGGCGAATGGTTAATGCAGAAACCTGGCTGACTGCCAATGAAGCATTGGCTCTCGGTCTGGCTGACGAAGTCGGCGACGGCATCAAAGTCAAAGCATGCCTCGGGCAAGGCGCGGTGCTGCAGCGATACCAGCACGCTCCGGCTGAGCTGGTGGCGCAGCTCGACGAGCCACCTGAACCGGATCCCGAACTCGAACCTGTCGATCCGCCGCTGGTGTCGCCTGTAGTCGACTCGACCAAGTTGGCATTGATGATCACTCAGCGCTGCACGGCGGCGGGCATCAGCAACCTGATCGAGCCGCTGCTCAAGTCCACCCAGCTTGAAAGCGAAGAGATCGTTTTAGCCGGTCTGGCACGCGCCAAGGCGGTCAACGACCTCTGTGTGGCCGCCCGGCTGCCGGAATTCAGCGCCGAGTATGTCGCGGCAGGTCTGGATGCGGCTGCGGTGCGGGCGCGTCTGTTCGACAAGATTGTCACCAGCGGAAAAGGCTTTGAAATCGACAACAGCCTGCCACTGGACGATGACCCGGCACCTAAGGTGCAAGCCAAGAAAATTGATCAGCCATCTATCTGGTCGGCTCGCCAAGCTGCCCAGACAGGTAAATCTCATTCCGCAACAGGAGCAAGACGATGACGATCCAACGAGAGCCGATGCATGCAGGCGAATTTCTCCTGTCCGAAGCGGCTGGCACCATTTCCCGCGAGGCAATTAATGTCGCTGCCGGCCCTGCGTTAGAGCCGGGGCAGATCCTCGGTTTAATCAGCCTGACCGGCGAATTCGCCCCCTACAACCCAACCGCTGAGGACGGCAGTGAAAACGCTATCGCCATTCTTTACGGTCCACTGGGTGAGTCGGACGTGGTTCGACGCGGTCGGGCCGTGGTGCGGCTGGCCGAAGTCAGCGAAGCGCACCTGACCGGCCTGGATCCGGCAGCCGAGAAAGCGCTGGCCACCCACTTCCTGATCGTCCGCTGAAGGCGATCGCCACCAATTATCCAGCCCGCCCTGTGCGGGTTTTTTGTTTTCTGGAGATAGCTTCATGGCTGACATTGAAATCTTTAACGACGATGCTTTTTCGGTCTCTTCGCTGACCGCCGCCATCAACGAACAGGAATACCTCCCGGGCCGCATTAGCAGCCTCGGTCTGTTTCAGGAGGAGGGCATCACCACCCTGACGGTCCAGATCGAAAAGGACGGCGACACCCTGGCCCTGGTACCAGCTGGTGAGCGTGGTACATCCGGTTTGGTCGTCGGTGGCAGCAAGCGCAACCTGATCCCGTTCAACACCGTGCACCTGCCGCAACGCTTCGCTATCAAGGCCGATGAGATCCAAGGTATTCGCGCCTTCGGCACCCGTTCGGAACTGCAAGCCGTGCAGGACGTGGTCAACAAGCGTTTGGGTAAAGCTCGTCGACAGCTCGACGCTACGCACGAATTCCAGCGCATGGGTGCGCTGAACGGCCAGATCCTGGACGCGGATGGCAAAACCGTGTTGCTCGACATTTACAAAACGTTCGGTGTGACCCGCAAAAAAATGTCCATGGAACTCAACAATCCTGACACGGAGTTTCGCGTTAAGTGCGGTGAAGCGCTGGATCTGCAGGAAGAACAGCTAGGCAGCATTACTAGCAGTGGTTCGAGAGCGTTTTGCGGCAAGAATTTCTGGAATCAACTCCTGAAGAACGTAAAGGTGAAGGAGACTTTCCTCAACACCCAGCAAGCCGCAGCGTTGCGTGGTGATGCCCGTGAAAGCTTCGAATTCGGCGGCATTGTCTGGGAGCGATATCGCGGCAAGATCGCCGGTGTGTCGTTCGTCCACGACGATAAAGCACTGCTGATTCCCGAAGGCGTACCAGATCTGTACATCTCGGTGTTTGCACCGGCTGACTACATGGAAACAGTCAACACCGAAGGCGTACCGTACTACAGCAAGATCGAACCGATGCCATTCAACAAAGGCATGGTGGGCGAGGCTCAATCGAACCCGCTGCACCTATGCACCCGACCGCTGGCGCAGATCCTGCTGGAGCTCTGATCATGCGCTTTCGCGATCTGATCGCCGAGGTCGACGCGGTGGTGTTCGAAACGCTGGGCGACACCGCACGGATCGAGGGTCGCGACGAGCCAGTGTTCGGCATGTTTGCCGCGCCTTGGCTGCAACCCAAGTTCGGCAAGCTCAACACCGGGTTGCGCGAGCCGCGCTTCGAGATCCGTGTCAGCGATTCGCAAGGTCTGGAGCAGGGCATGCTGGTCAGCGTCGATTTGCCTGCCTTGGATGGTGGTGGTGACTACGACCTGATCCAGCTCGAGCCGAGCGGCGACGGCCTGGTCGCCCTGATTCTGAGGTTGCGGCCATGAGCGTCGGCAGCTATTTCAAACCCTCGGCCGGGGGCGGGATGATCTCCATCCAGTCCTCGGCCGCAGATTTTCAGGCGTTCCAGGACTTTGCCAAGGTGGTGCCGAAAGCGGCGGCTGCGGCGCATCGGCGCGCAATCAACAAGACGCTGGGCTGGTTGCGCACGCACATTGCCCGAGCCGTCAGCCGGTCAGAGCGTATTGCTGTTGCAGCGGTGCGTCAGCGGTTGCGCAGCTATCCGGTTTCCGGCGGTGCCGCGAGCGGCAAACTGTGGTTCGGGTTGAACGCCATCGAATCCAGCCGGATCGGCCGGGCGCGGCAGACCGGGACCGGTGTGTCGGTGGCGGGGCGGCGTTACCAAGGGGCTTTCCTCAAGAAGGTCTACGGCAACAAACCCGACATCTGGATCCGCACAGCCAGCAAGCATTTCAACGGGGACGATTACCCGGACAGCACGGTCTCTCCCGGTCGCGGGCCGAGTTCGGGCTGGGTCGCCGAACACGGCAGTCGTTTCCCGCTGGCCAAAGCCAAAGTGTCGCTGGAGCAAGCCCGGCCGCATTTCGACAGCTGGGTCAAAAAGGCAGATGAGCGTCTGCTGGAGATTCTCAAGCAGGAACTCAACTTTGAGCTGCAGAAATACCTTAAGAGGATCGGCAATGTCTGACGAACCGTTCAGCCTGGACCAGCTTTATCGGGCGGTAGAACAGCATCTGCGTACCCACTTGCCTGGCGTTCAGGCCGTCACAGCCTGGCCAGACATTAAGGATCGCGTGTTGCTGCCAGCGGTGTTTCTGGAGGTGGCCGAGATCGAGCCGGGTACCGATATCGGCACCGGCGAAACCTCGCTGGTCTGCAAGTTCGAGGCTCGGATCATTGTTGACCCGATCAAGCCGCACCATCATCAACAGGCCGTGCAATTGGCGACCCAGTTGGCGGTGCTGCTGCGTGCGCAGACGTGGGGGTTGGCAGTTGAACCCGCCGAGTTTGTGCAATCGCTGCAGGACTGGACCCAGCCGCACCTGGATGGATACACCGTGTGGCTGGTGGAGTGGACTCAGCAAGTCTATCTCGGCCCGGAGGAATGGCTCTGGCCTGACGAGCCGCCGGGCATGTTGCTCATTGGATTCAACAACGATGCCAAAGAGGACTTTGTCCCTGCGGAGAGTGTGTGAGTAGCTATGCGAGTGCCCAGCATGACCGCATGATCGCGGGGGCGGTCAAAGCTTGCTATGTGGTCGCGCTGGATCTGTCCGCATCGCCGCCGGTGTGTCGGGTGTCCGATGGCAGTGATTGGGTCAGCGCCTGGGTGCGCTGGCACAGCATCGCGGCGGGCAAGGCTAGGCATTGGCGGGCGCCGTCCATGGGCGAGCAGGGCAGTTTGATCAGTCCCAGCGGCGACGTGTCGCAAGGCACGTTTGTCCCGGGCCTGTACGGGAATGCCGGACCGCCGCCGGACAATCGCGATCACGTCGAGGTCTGGCGGTTCGATGATGGCGGCTCGCTGGTCTACGACTGGCAGAACAAGTCCTACACCATCACGCTGCCGAGTGGCACGGTGACGATCAAGGTCGGCGGCACGGACGTCGTCGTAACGGATAGCGCGGTGACAGTGAAGTCGGGAACGATCGATCTTGAGGCCACTGTGAACATCAAAGGCCCGGTCAACATTGATGGCGCGTTACGCGTAACGGGCAACATCGACGGCGCCGGCAACATCATAGCCGTCGGTGACAGCGACAACCATCACAAGCATTAACCCAAACATTCATCCAGCCCGCCGCGTGCGGGCTTTTTTATACCTGGAGAAATACATGGCCAAGATCGATACGACCGTCACTGAAGCGCAAGCGTCCTCTGAACCAGTAATTGCATCCTCAATGTTCTCATCGCCGGAGTTCTTGAAATTCCGCGACAAGCTCTACACGTCGCGACTATTGATCGTGCCCGGTACTGACCGTTCCTATCCGGTCGAGAAGGCGACGGTCGTTGTGCCGGTCTCTGACTTCGAGGCGGTCAAGTTCCTGAAAGCCAGCGAAGAATACGAGCCGTTGAAGGAGTGACGTAGATGATCGGAATGGATCGCCACACCGGCCTACCCATATCCGGCATCGAGCACCTGCGCCAATCCATTGCCGACATCTTGAGCACGCCGCTGGGTAGTCGTCGGCACCGCATGGAGTACGGCAGCAAGCTGCGGCGGTTTGTCGATTTGCCCGTTAACGAGGGCTGGAAAAGCGCCGTACAGGCTGAGGTCGCCCGCGCCCTTGGACGTTGGGAACCGCGTTTGAAGCTTGACCAGGCGCGCGTCATTTCCGTCATTGGCGGGCAAATCAATCTGCTAATCGTCGGGAAGTACCTGGGCGACAGCGTCACGTTGGAGGTGGCCGCATGAGTACCGTTGATCTGTCGTCGTTGCCGGCACCGACCGTGTTGGAGCCTCTGGACTTTGAAGAGGTTTATCAGGACGGGCTGGGCGTGTTTCGCGGATACATGGGTGGCAACTGGACGGCCGCGCTGGAAAGCGATCCTGTGGTCAAGACGCTTGAGGTCGGGGCTTATATCAAGGTCGGCAACCGTGCCCGGGTCAATGACGCCGGCAAGGCGCTGCTGCTGGCACACGCCATTCGTGGCGACCTCGATCACTTGGGTGCCAACGTCAATCTCAAGCGCCTGGTTATTCAGGCCGAGGATCTGCTGGCGGTGCCGCCGGTGCCCAAGGTCATGGAAGACGACGACCCGTTTCGCGAACGCATTCAGCTGGCCTATGAGGGCTTGACCACAGCCGGCCCACGTAACAGCTACATCCTGCATGCGCGTAACGCCTCGGGGTTGGTAGCAGACGCGACGGCCGAAAGCCCGAAGCCTTGCTACGTTACGGTAACGGTGCTGGGGCTGGACGGGGAAGGCGAAGCGCCGCCGGATCTGCTGGCGACGGTGGCCGCTGCGTTGAATGACGATGACGTGCGCCCGGTCGGTGATCGCGTGACCGTGCAAAGCGCGCAGGTGATCCGCTACGAGATTGACGCCATCTTGCATATGGCCGGCGCCGGCCCGGAAGCTGATGCCAGTTTGGCCGAAGCGAAAAGCCGATTGGCCGGTTGGATCAATCCACGCAAGCGGCTGGGCGTCGAGGTCGCACGCTCCGCTGTTGACGCTCAGTTGCACGTTGCCGGCGTTGCCCGGGTTGAGTTGGTCGGGTGGCAGGACTTGGCCCCAACCAAGGCTCAGGCGGCGTTCTGTAAGCGCTACAACGTGAGGCTGGCGGGCTGATATGAAAAGTCTACTGCCGCTCAATAGCACGCAACTGGAACGGGCCATGGAGGCCGCGTTTTTCGAAAAGACGATTGTCCCACTGCGCGACCTCTACAACCCCGACGCCTGTCCGGTGCATCTGCTGCCGCATCTGGCGTGGGCGTGGTCGGTGGATCGCTGGGATTACCGATGGTCTGAGGCGACAAAGCGCGCGGCCATCAAAGCCTCGTTTTACATCCATAAGCACAAGGGCACGATCGGCGCGATACGCCGGGTGGTCGAGCCGCTGGGTTATCTGATCGAGATTATCGAGTGGTTCAACACCGTGCCTGAGGGTGTTCCGGGAACGTTCGCGTTGAAGGTTGGCGTACTGGAAACCGGCATCACCGAGGAAATCTATCAGGAGTTGGAGCGCCTGATTGATGATGCCAAGCCCGTGACCCGACAATTAGTCGGATTGGCGATCAGCCTCGAAACAAAGGGCAATTTAGATATCGCCGTGTCCCTGTATGACGGCGACGAAATCGACGTTTACCCGCCCGTCATGCGTGACATTGAGGTCACTGGCAGCTTTGGCGTGGTCGGCCGCGAACACACCATAGACACTCTGGATATTTATTCATGATTGATGCGAATTCGCAGTTTTTAGCCATCCTCACGAATGTGGGCAGGGCCAAACAGGCGAATGCCGACGCGCTCGGTATTGCCTGGAAGATCACAGAAATGGGCTTGGGTGATGGCAACCCGAACGGGCTGGCGGATCCGCCGAATCCCGTCCCGGCGGCGACTCAAACCCGACTGTTAAACGAGTGGCGACGCAAGCCACTGAATCAGCTACGCATTGACCCGGTCAACGCGGCGGTGATCATCGCCGAGCAGATCATTCCGGCCGATGAAGGCGGTAAGTGGATCCGCGAAATCGGTCTGTACGACGCGGACGGTGATCTGGTCGCCGTGGCCAACTGCGCGCCGAGCTTTAAGCCGTTGCTGTCGCAAGGATCGGGTCGCACGCAAGTGGTGCGGATGAATTTCATTGTGTCCAGCACCGGCAACATCACGTTGAAAATTGACCCGGCCGTGGTATTGGCCACGCGGGAATACGTCGACTCGCGGATTATGGAAGAGCTGGGCAAGCTCGACATTAAGCAGTCCGTGCGCGCAGCCACCGCGGTCAACATCAATCTGATCGGCCTGCAGACGATTGATGGTGTAGCGCTGGAAGTGGGCGATCGGGTGTTGGTGAAAAACCAATACGTAGCCAAAAACAACGGCCCTTACGTGGCGGGAGTTGGGGCTTGGGTTCGAGCCAAAGATGCGGACAACAACGCGAATGTCACACCGAATTTGACGGTAGCAGTCGAGGCTGGCTCTACTCTAGCGGACACTATTTGGCAGCTGGTGACGGATGGCCCGATTGTTGTGGGAACCACCGCCCTGACGTTCCGGGATATTACCGATGGCTTAGCTCGAACGCAGTCGCCAAGTTTAACCGGCATCCCGACAGCCCCGACTCCAGCGCTTTTCGATAGCAGCAAATTGTTGGCTACGACGGAGTTTGTCGCGCGCGCCGCTGGCAATTATCGCGGCTTCACCAGTCTGACGGCGGCGGCGTCGCTGACGACGGCAGCGGCCGGTACGGTGGTGACAGCCATCGGCACATTTACGATCACGCTACCATTGGCCAGCACGCTGGCATTAGGCGCCGCTGTGCACTTCCATAACATTGGCGGTGGCGTTGTTACCGTGGAGTGTGCGGGCGCCGATGCGTACAACGTCGGCAGCGGTGAGCATCCTGGGAGCATTGCCTTGCAGCCCGGTGCCTCACTTACAGTGGTGACCAGTCCTACACAGGCCGCGTGGTGGGCTTGGGGTTCAGCGCAACTTCAATACGCCAAAGTGTTTGGTAATACCGCCCCGCAGTTCGACAACAGTAAATTGCTGGCCACTAATGAATTTGTGCAGCGATCCTTAGGTAACTGCAAAGGGTTGGTGGTGGTTTCGGCCAACACCGTGCTGACACCCGCGCAGGTCGGCAGCTATGTGACCTCGAACATCGGCACGGGGTCGGTCAATGTCGGATTGCCGTTGCTTAGCTCGGTGGCTGCTGGGTCAACGTTCGTCATTACGCATTCATCGACGGCCATGGCATCGTTTGCCGTGGTGACCTCTGGCGCTGATTCGCTGGTATTTGACGGGCTGTCGGGAACTGCATCGCCTTACGTGATGACTGTTGGTGAGATTTTGACGGTCGTTTCCACGGGGGCCGCGTGGAAGGTTTCGGGTGGTAACGGCGCGAGAATCCTTAAAAACGGCGGAGCGTTTGCAGCACAGCTGGGCGGCTCCGGTTCTCAGCTTTTGCCAAGCGGGCTCATTCGTAAGTGGGGATCGGTTGCGACGTCGGCATCTGGCGCGGTGACGGTCACGATGCCGAGTGCATTTCCTACAGCGTGCGTGCGGGCCTCGGCGACCATGACTGATACCGCAAACCCATCCCTCGTATCCGCAGAAATCGTGTCTGCTGGTCAGATAAAAATATCCGGTTGGTCTGGGACTAATGTCCCGCTGTCCCGTGTTGCAACAGTCGCGAGCTGGGAAGCCATCGGCTATTGAGGAGAAATGCATGTTCTATTCCGCACAGTTAAGCGGTTTTTACAACGTCGAGGATCATGGGCCGCGCAAAATTTCAGTCGTGGATCCGGCATGGATCAGGCCTACGGTCAATATCGTGCTGCAGCCCGGCGAATCGGCGTGGGATGGTGAGAAGCAGGTGGAGAATATGGATGATGAGCCGCTGACGCTGCGCAATGTCCCCGATGCCAACGCAGTCCCTGACATGCTGATGGTCAACAACCCGGCCTGTTTGATTCCGATCGACGCGGTTGAGATTACCAAGGCGCAGCGCGACGAGCTGCTAGCGGGAGAGTCCACCGGACTGGTTATTTCATCCGACAAGTATGGTTATCCGGTGCTGGTCGATCCGCCGGCACCGGATGCGGCAGTGCTTGAGGCAATCGAGCGTGCCTGGCGCGACGCGCAATTGGCATCGACGGATCCGCTGGTGTCCCGCCATCGCGATGAGGTCGAGGAGGGTGGTTCGACCACGCTCGCTGCAGAGCAATACGCCGAACTGCAAGCGTACCGCCGTCAGTTGCGCGACTGGCCGCAGGGCGAGCAATTTCCGCTCGCTGAACATCGTCCGCCGGTGCCGCCTTGGCTGGCCGAACAAACCACCTAAACGCCCCGCACTGACGGGGCGTTTTCTATTCCGTTACGCGTAACGCATTCACCCCTCACAGCCTCGTTTATGCGGGGCTTTCTCGTTTCTGGAGATTGGACTTTATGAGTTTCTTTCACGGCGTCACCACCACTGATGTCAAGACGGGGGCGCGCACCATCTCGCTGCCGTCTTCGTCGATTATCGGCCTGTGCGCCACCTTCACCCCGGGCATTCTCGGCGGCGGTACAGCCAAGGCCGGCGAACTGAAGTTGATCACCACCGAGCGCGAAGCCATTGCCGCCTTCGGCGCCGATTCGGCGATTACCAAGGCCTGTCAGGCGATCTACGTCAAAGCCAAGGCGGTGATCGTCGCCATCGGCGTGGCCAAGCTGGAAGACCCTGCGCTGCAAACCTCGGCCATCATCGGCGGTGTTCTGGCCTCGGGGCAGCGCACAGGCCTGCAGGCGCTGATCGACGGTAAAAGCCTGTTCAACGCCCAGCCGCGGTTGCTGATCGCCCCCGGCCACACCGCGACTCAGGCGGTGGCCACTGCGATCGACAGCGTGGCGCAGAAGCTGCGCGCTATCGGCATAATCGACGGCCCGGGTACGACCGACGAGGCCGCGATTGCCTACGCCGAGAACTTCGGCAGTCGCAACCTGTTCATGGTTGACCCAGGTGTGAAGTACTGGGACACCGTCACCAGCTCGACGGTAGACGCGCCCGGCTCGGCTTGGGCGGCTGGCCTGTTTGCGTGGACGGATGCTGAATACGGTTTCTGGGCCTCGCCATCGAACAAGGAATTGACCGGCATTACCGGCACCGGCCGCGCGGTCGAGTACCTGGACGGCGACGAGACTTGCCGGGCCAACCTGCTCAACAACGCCAATATCGCCACGATCATTCGCGATGACGGTTACCGCCTGTGGGGCAACCGCACGCTGTCGAGCGATTCGAAGTGGGCTTTTGTTACTCGCGTTCGCACGCTGTTCATCCTCATGGATGCGGTGCAGGCCGGGCACAAATGGGCGGTCGACCGCTCGATCACCAAGACCTACGTGACCGATGTCACCAACGGTCTGGATGCGTTTATGCGCGACCTGAAAGCTCAGGGCGCGATCATCAACTTTGAAGTGTTCCCCGACACCGAGCTGAACACGGCCAGCCAGATCGCCCAGGGCAAGGTTTATTGGCGCATCCGTTTCACCGACGTGCCGCCGGCAGAAAACCCGAATTTCCTTTTCGAAGTCACCGATCAATGGATGACCGAAGTGCTTGAAGCAGCCTAAGGGGGCGTAACCAATGATTCCTCAAACTTTGTACAACACCAATCTGTTCGTCGACGGTGTGAATTTCTCCGGCGACGTCCCGAGCCTGACGCTGCCCAAGCTGACCACCAAGACCGATGAATATCGTGGGGGCGGCATGGCCGGCCCGATCGAGATGGATCAGGGTCTGGAAAAAATGGAAGCCTCGTTTGTCACCAAAGGCGTGCGCCGCGAGTCGCTGAAATACTTCGGCCTGGCTGATGGCACGGCGTTCAACGCCACGTTCCGAGGTGCCTTCAAGGGCCAAAAGGGCGCGGTGACAGCGGTCGTTGCCACCTTGCGCGGCCGCCTCAAGGAGCTGGATCTGGGTGACTGGAAAGCCGGCGATCCCGCCGAGATCAAGCACGGCATTGCCGTCACGTACTACAAGCTCGAAATCGACGGGCGCCTGATGTACGAAATCGACATGGTCGCCGGCATTCAGGTGATCGACGGCACAGACCAACTGCTCGAAGTGCGCAACGCGCTCGGCCTGTAAGGATAGATACAGTGACCAAAGTAATCGCTACAAACCTGCCGGCCTGGCTGTCGCTCAGTGCGCTCAGCGCCGTTGTGACCCTGACCCGTCCAAGTCAAGCGAACAGCGTCGACGTTGAGACGTTGACCCTGCGCAATCCGACCGTGCGTGAGGTGCGGGCGGCTGACCGTGCCGCCAACGGGGACGACGAACAACGCGAATTGATGCTGTTCGCAGGTCTCGCCGAAGTCGGACTGAAGGATCTGGAAGGCCTCAAGCTGGCGGATTATCGCCGCGTGCAGGCGGCGTATTCGCACCTGGTGCCGAAAACCGATTATTCGGACTCGATGCCGGCGTGGTTGTCGCTGACCACCGATCAGGTGCTGGTGACGCTGTCGTGCCCGAGCGAAATCAACGGCGTGACCGTCGACAAGCTGGCCTTGCGTTCGCCGACTGTAGGCGATGTGCGGGCAGCCAACCGCGCTGTGGGTGGTGACGATGAGCAGCGCGAACTGGTGTTGTTTGCGGCGTTGTCCGGTGCGCCGGTGGCGGATCTGGAGGGGCTGAAGCTGGTTGATTTTAACCGCTTGCAGGCCGGCTATTTTCGCATGGACAACGACGACGGGCTTTAACCCCAGCGTTATCAAGTCGGCGGCGAAACGTCTGGCGGCGGAAACCGGATTTTCCGCCGCCGAGATCCAGTCGATGCCGTTCGCGGACATGGTGTGGTGGCTCACGGATTGAGCCGCTTTGGGTAGTGCGGGGCACATGGGGGCCATCACATGGCAAACAAAATCGCCCTCGGGCTGGTAATCGGCGGCGCCGTCAGTTCGACGGTCGGCGCCGCGTTCAAGGACGTGACCGGGCGCATCAAGCGCCTCGAGGCAGAAGGCAACAAAGCGCGGGTGCTGCAGCGCACGATTGGCGACACCATCCGCCTGCGCGAAGAATGGAAAAAGGCTCACGACACCGGCGCTGCCGGCGCGTCCAAATTACTCAACCGTTTGAACTCGAACCTCGACAGCCTGAAAAAGCAGGGGATCGAGGTCGGCCGGCTGGAAAAAGCCTATCGCTCGATGGGGCAGACGGCCAACAAGGCCGAGCTGAAAGCCAAGGGGCATCAGCAGATTGATTCTGGCGTAAAGGGCATGAAGGGCGCCGTCGGTGCAGCGGTTGTCGGTGTGGGTGCCATGGCGGTACCGACCAAGGTCAGCGCTGATTTTGGCGCCATTGTGCGCGACATCGCGATCAAGGCCGGCATTGCCAACAAGCCGCAAGAGCAGGAGATGTCGCGCACGATTATCGACACTTCACGCGATACCGGCATGGCGCGCAACGATGTGGCCGATGTGGTGAACCAGTTGGTCGGTGCCGGCATGGAGCTGAGCAAGGCGCTGGAGTACGCGCCGGTCGCGGCCAAGTTTGTCGTGGGGCAGGGCTCCAGTGGTGTCGATACGGCGAAGATGATCAACGCCTTGGGGCAGAACGCCAAGATCACCGATCCCAAGCAGATGCAGCAGGCGCTGGAAGCGATTGCCTACCAAGGTCAGGCGGGCAGCTTCGAAGCGGCCGACATGGCCAAGTGGTTCCCGGAACTGCTGGCCAACATGGCCAGCAACGGTATCACTGGCATGGACGCGGTGACCCAGCTGGGTGCCATGCTGCAAGTGCAAATGAAGCAGGCCGGCAGTTCGGACGAAGCGGCCAACAACCTGAAAAACTGGATGGGCAAAATCGGCTCGACCGACACGGTCAAGGCCTACGAAAAAGCCGGTATTGATTACAAGGGTTCGATGCAGACCGGCTTGCAAAACGGCCTGTCGACGCTTGAAACCAGTATGGGGCTGGCTCAGAAATACATTCAGGCGACCGATCCGAAGCGTGCGGCGGCAATGGCCGAAGCCACGTCAAAAATCGGCAAGGAAGCCGATCCAGAAAAGGCCAAGGCCATGATGGCCTCGCTGGAAGAATCCCTGCGCACCGGCGACCTGTTCGCTGACATGCAGGTCAAGGCGGCGCTATCGGCCTTCATGCAGAACAAGGCGCTTTACAGCCAGCTTAAAAACGATTCGCGCGAGGCGACCGGGATCCTCGATAAAAACCTCGCCGAGCGGCGTGAGTCGTCATCGCAGAAGTGGGTCGAAATGGCCCAGTCGATGGATGACGCCATGCGCAGTGTGGGGGACGCGCTGCGCCCGGTAACGGACACCGTGGCCGAGACGCTGACCAAACTCACCAAGGGCATCACGTCGCTGACTGATAGCGCGCCCGGGGTAGTCGCCGGTATCGCCACAGTCGGGGCTGGGCTGGTCGCTTTAAAAGGTATCGTCAGCACGATCAAGATCAGCAAGGGGCTGCTAAACATTGCGCGTGGGTCGCGAGGTGGCAGGAGTGGAAGCGAAGCCCGCAATAAAAACCCCGGAGAACTTGATCTGGTAGCGACTGGCCTGGATGTTGTTTCACGGGTGAAGGAGGCGGCAACAGGCGGCGGCCTTGGTACTGAAACGGGCGCAGGTAACGACGGCGTCAGAAAGGTTTTCGTCGTCAATGTCGGCGCTATGGGTGGCGGTGTGGATGCGTCGGGCGAATCGCGTCGACGTGGACGTGGGGCAAGGCGCAGCGCTCGGCGCCGGTCGTTGCCGAGTTCGAGAGGGCCTCGTCTGTCTGCGCCTCGTCCACCTGTTCCGGCACCGCGTGCGCCTGTACCGGTTTCACGTCCACCAGCTCCGGCTCCGCGTGCGCCTGTACCGGTTTCACGGCCACCTGTTCCGGCTCCGCGTGCGCCTGTACCGGTTTCACGGCCACCTGTTCCGGCTTTGGGTTCGCCTGTTCCGGCTTCGCGGCCACCTGTTCCGGCACCGCGTCCCCCTGTCCCGATCCCATTGCCGTCAGTCCCTTCCGTTCCAAGTGGGGCGTTGTCCAAGCTCGGCGTCGTCGCAGACGCCGTCGGTAAGGTCGGCAAGGTGGGCAAGATCATTCCTGGCGGTACGCTACTGGAATCCGGCGTGATGGCTGTTGAAACTTTTCAAAACGCCAAAACCAAGGATGAAAAAGCTGAGGGTTATGGTGAGGCCGCTGGCAACCTGGCCGGCACCATGGCTGGTGCGGCGGCGGGCGCGGCCATTGGTTCGGTGGTGCCGATTATCGGCACCGCTATCGGCGGCATGATCGGTGCCTACCTTGGCAGTCAGGGCGGTGCGGCGCTGGGCGGATCCTTGGGTAAATCGCTGTTTGGTGGCGAGGATGAAAAGCCCGTGGAAAAGCTAAAGGCGCCCGTGCCGACCACGCCGCTCATGATGGCGTCAGCGGCGCAGCAAGGCCCGGTGTTGGGTGATGCGGCGCGCTCGATGGCGGTGACGGCGCCGCTCAAGTCGGCAGCGCAGGCCATTCAACCCAAAGAGCCGGAGAAACCGGTGCCTGCCAAGGTGGATCAGCAGTTTCACTACTCGCTGAGTATGCCGGTCAATGTGCAGGGCGACGTCAAAGACCCCCAGCGTCTGGCGCAGGATCTGATGCCACACATGCAGCGAATGATGGAAGGCGCTGCGAAGCAGAATGCCGCCAAGCTGTACGACGAACCCCATGTGTAAGGAGGCCTCATGGCTTATATGGAGAGCATGCAATCGAGCCTGAAGTATTTGATCGAGGCCGCAGAAACCGGGCGGCGCAGTGCTGACGGCATGCTGACCCCGGTCAATGGCGCGATCCGCGAGCTGACCGGCGCCGCGTCCGAGTTGGAGAACATCCCGTTTGTCGGGCCGGCCATCGGCGCCAAACTTCAGCGGGTGATGCGCGGCGTCGATGCGGCTCAAGCCAAGGTCGGTCAGGTGGCGGCGGTGTACGGCCGCGCCACCCGGGCGGCGGCCGAAGTACAGGAGCGGTTGGGCACGTTGAAGGAACAGGCGGGCAAGGCGGCCACGGCGATCAACAACGTCGCCGGCAAGGTGAGCCCGTCGCTGGCCAACATCGTGCCCACCAGTTCCTTTGCCGTGGATGCCACACCGGCACCGGAGGCGGTGAAGCCGTTCCCGCACCTGATGATCATCCAGCCGCGCGATCCGAAAATTGAGCCGTATTACTTCAACCTGGACACGGCGGCCTTTGATGAGCTGAGCCGTTCGACTGAGTTCCGCTGGGCTTCGCAGGAGCGGCTGACGCGCCGGCCGGCGAAGCAGGCCATCGGCATGGGCGATGAAAAGTTGACGCTCAAGGGCACGATTTACCCGGGCTTTAAAGGTGGTTTAAAGCAGCTCGACACACTGCGCTCCATCGGGGCCAGGCTTCAACCGCTGACCCTGACCACGGGTTATGGCGAGGTGATCGGCACGTGGTGCCTGAAAAACATCAACGAGGAACAGTCGGCGCTGCTGCATGGCGGCATTCCCCGAAAACAGGGTTTTACCTTGGAGTTTGAGCGCTATGGCGAAGACATGCAGGACGTCTGATGGCGACATGCTCGATGTCATTTGCAACAACGTGTATGGCCATCTGAACGGCAGCGTCGAGGCCGTGCTTGATGCCAATCAGGGATTGGCTGATGAGCCTCAGCCGTTCCGGTCGGGCGTGATTATCGTCCTGCCGGATCTGCCGATGCCAACTGAAGAAGTCATCTCGCTTTGGAATTGATGAGCTATAGTCGATGTGTAGCCCTTGTTACACCTGCATCTACAACCCCTTCAAAACCCGCTTCGGCGGGTTTTTTTATGGAAAAATTTATGACACCCATGTTTCGAATCGTCGCCGGTGGCGCCGATGTCACGGCCAAGATCAATGACCGGCTGTTGTTGTTGCGCACCTCTGACAAACCGGGCATGGAGTCCGACGAGTTTGAATTACGTATCGACGACCGTGATGGTCAGGTGCAATTGCCACGCCGAGGCAGCTCGATTGAGGTCTACCTGGGTTATGCCGAAACGGCCCTGACGCGCATGGGCCGTTACACGGTGGACACGGTCGAGGTCTCGGGGCCGCCGGATGCTATCGTAATCAAGGGTAAGGCCAGCGACATGCGGGGCAGCGGCAAGACCATCCGCAGCGGAAGCTGGGAAGACGTGCCGCTGTCGAAGATCGTGGCCGACATCGCCGCGCGCAATGGCTGGCAACCAGTGTGCCCGGTGTCGACCAAGGTCGCCCGGGTCGATCAGCTCAACGAGTCCGATTTTAACTTCATCACCCGGCTGGCCAAACAGTACGACTGCACGGCCAAGGTCGCCGACGGCAAACTGTTGGTGATGCCGCGCCAAGGTGGTCAGACCGCCAGCGGTAAAGCGTTCGGTGCCATCACCCTAACGCGCAGCGACCTCAGCCGCTGGCAATTCAGTCTCGGCGATCGCAATTCGCATAAGGCGGTGGCCACCAAGCACCAGAACAAGAAGGACGGCAAGCTGGCGGTGGTCACCATTGACAACGACGACGCCCCGGACGGTCTGCCGGCGGTGCATACCGATCGCCATATCTACCCGAACAAGACCGCCGCCGAAGCAGCGGCCAAGGCCCGTCTGTCAGCGTTCAATCGCTCGACCGCCGACGTGCGATTTGAGATGCCCGGCCGCACCGACATTTTTGCCGAGCGCCCGATTCTTGCCCAAGGCTTCAAGGAAGGTCTTGACGGTGAATATCTGGCGGACTCCGTTGAACAGGTGTTTACCCAGTCCGGCTGGTCGACCACGGTCGAATGCAATGCCGGCAATGCAGGTAAATCCAAGGGCAAGAAAAAGAAAGAGAAAGAGGCCAAGCCACCCCTCAAGGTCGTGACCATCGAGAAGCAGTAAACGCATCCCATCGCCGCCCCAGTGCGGTTTTTTTATGTCTGGAGTTTGTATGTCCATCACAGAACGACAGCTGCAAAGCATCATGCCCAACGCCCGCCGCCAAGCGGGCGTTTTTGTATCCGCCCTCACCGCAGCCATGGCCCACCGGCAGATCAACACGCCGAAACGTCAAGCCGCGTTTCTGGCCCAAGTCGGTCACGAGTCAGGTCAGTTGCAGTACGTCCGGGAACTGGGCAGCAACCAGTACCTGAGCAAATACGACACCGGCAACCTGGCTGCGAAACTGGGCAACACGCCGGCAGCGGATGGTGATGGCCAACGCTATCGCGGTCGTGGCCTGATCCAGGTCACTGGACACGACAACTACCTGCGCTGCAGCCTTGCGCTGTTCGGTGACGAGCGATTGTTGCGCACGCCTGAACTGCTGGAGCTGCCGCAGTGGGCCGCCGAGTCGGCCGCATGGTTCTGGTCAGTGAATGGGCTGAACGCGCTGGCCGATCAAAACGAATTCAACACGATCACCCGTAGGATCAACGGCGGCCTCAATGGCCTGCAGGATCGGCTGGAGTTGTGGGGGCGGGCGAGGGTGGTGCTATGCGTCTCGGCGAACTGATCCCGACACCTTATCGACTGGTTGCCAAAGGTGTGCTGCTGGCCGTTTTAGCCGGTGCCTCCTTCGCCATCGCTTGGCAATTACAGGATTGGCGCTACGGCAAGCAGCTCGCAGAGCAGGCCCGACTCCACACCGAAATCCTTAACCAGTTGGCCCTTGCCACGGTTGCGCAGCAGCGTGCCGAACAGGACAAACGCTTTGCGCTCGAGCAGCGCCTGGCCACCAGCGAACAAACCCATTACCGAGTCTTGAATGATGCCCAGCGTGATCAAAGTCGCCTGCGTGACCGCCTTGCCACTGCTGATCTGCGCCTGTCAGTCCTACTCGACACCACCGGCGCCGACAACAGATCGGTGTCAGCCACCACCGCCACCGGCGGCGTGGTTCATGGCCCCGCAAGAGCCGAACTTGACCCAGCGCATGCTCTACGAATTATCGGCATCACCGATGACGGCGACCGGGGGCTGATTGCCCTCGCGGCCTGTCAGGCATACGCCAAAGAAGTCTCAACACCGAAGTGAAAAAGAGCGGCCGATCCGGATGCGTCAACATCCGGATCGGCCGCCGTCCCTGCAGAATGTCCCTGCAAGTCCAGCCAAGGCTCTTGCTCCGTGCACAAAGCGCGGCGAGCCTAGCACCTGTTTATCCATACAGTAAAGGTCTTGCTCTCAATGTCTACACCCATCATCCCTTGGATGGGCGGCAAACGCCGCCTGGCCGACCGTCTCCTTCCACTTTTTCCGCCACATGAATGCTATGTCGAAGTCTTTGCCGGCGGTGCCGCGCTCTACTTCATGAAGCCTCAGCCATCGCCCGTCGAAGTCCTCAACGACATCAACGGCGACCTGGTCGCGCTTTACCGCGTCGTGCAGAACCACCTTGAAGAGTTCGTGCGACAGTTCAAATGGGCGCTCAGCTCGCGGCAAGTGTTCGAATGGCAGAAAATGACCCGTCCTGAAACCCTCACCGACATCCAGCGTGCCGCCCGATTCTTCTACCTGCAGCATCATGCTTTCGCTGGCAAGGTCTCCGGTCAGACGTTCGGCACGGCAACGACTGCCCCGGCCATCAACCTTCTGCGGATCGAGGAAAACCTCTCGGCCGCGTGGCAGCGCCTGTCGGGCACCTACGTCGAAAATCTCCCCTGGCTTGAATGCGCTGAACGCTACGACCGTGCTCACTCCTTCCATTACATGGATCCGCCTTACTGGCAGACAGCCGGTTATGGCGTGGACTTTCCTTTCGAGAACTACGAACGGATGGCCGAGTTCATGCGCCGCTGCAAAGGCAAGGTGATGGTCAGCATCAACGACCATCCAGACATCCGCCGTGTGTTCAAAGGCTTTCATTTTGAAACCCTAGACGTCCGTTATTCCAATACCAATCAACGGCAAGGCAAAGCTGAGGTCAGTGGCGAACTCGTGATCATGAATTGGGAGCCGGTTGCTTTGGGAGGGCTATTTTAG